TCTATTAATTGCCATGAGCCTGCCATGAAGCAGCGGCATCGATTGCAACCATTGCATAACCTGCCGTACCTGTACCAGCGAAATAGTCCGCCTGACCGTTTTGAGAGGTTCTTTCTCCTGTAGCGACGATATGTCCCACCACCCGATAAGCGGGAGCATTGGGAGAATCCACCACCTCTGGAGTAACACCCACCATTTTCCCAGCATTACCCGCAGCACTGTCGATGACAGCCAAGTTGCCGGGAACGGTTGTAGTGTTGTTTCCAAAAGCAGAGAAGGTCGATGTCGCACCGCCTGCCGCAAAGGTAAATAAACCTTTAGTTGCGACTGGAACGGCTTGACCGCTCAGGACCGCTTGTAACTCGTCTTTCTTAACCGGATTGTAGAGCAGCTTTTCGCCGTTCTCATCATTGCTGATGGTCTGGTTAAGAGTAACGCCTAATACCGGAACTCCGGTTGTAGCTGCGCCAACTCGCAAAGGAGTTTGAGGGTATTTATCGGCTCCCAAGAAAGGATAATCCGTTTTCCCAAGGTAGCTAGAGGAAGATGCGAACTCAAGTACATCTTTACTTATGCTGCCCCCGGGTACACCCCCATCTGTAAACACCTTTACGATGACACCCGCACTACCATGTCCGTCAGTTGATGGATTATCATCAACAGTCTGATTGGCGAACATATTGATCACATTGTGATCGCTATATTGCCTGAATGGGAATAATCTTAATGCCATAATATTTTAATATGTTACTGAAACTGTTTCGGGGTTGAAAGCCTTGACGAACTTATCCCGTAGGGAGTCTTCCTTCGAAGAGGCTTCGTTGTTGTTAACGATCACGGGCTCAACGGGAACTTCAACGTTCTCCACCAAATCCTCTACCGTTGTTTCCTCCTTGACCGTGGCTTTCGCCTGATCAAGATCGGCCAATCGCTTCTGGAGCTCTTCCTCTAGCTTTGTCTGGAAAACAGTTTCCTGCTCTTCCTTGTAAGCTTTGCTTTTATGCTTGAGGATAACCTCTAGTTTTTGCTGATAGCTTTCAAAAGCAGCCTCAGAAGAATCAAGTACAACCACTTCCTTAGCGAGAACAACGCGGTCGCTGTCCTCTAGGTCGTATGTTGAATCGATTGTTTCCATTCTGCTATTGAACAACTCTTCTGCTTTCGCAGCCGCGATAGAACCCTCAAGGGAAGAGATTTTCTCTTGAGCCTCGTCGAGTTGCTTTCTAAAATCCTCGATATTGGCCGTGGCTTCTTTAGCTCGGGTTATCGCATCCGCCTTCTCATTGTCGGCGGCCTCTTTCTCTAGCTTCCACTCAGCATCCTTCTCACGGATTTTATCCATAATGACGGTTGCCATGCTTGCCACAGACTCTTGCGAAAACTCGGACTTTTTGCCTAACCTTGAATCAAGAATCCTTTCGAACTCTGTAGTTAATTCTTTTGTGTCCATAGTTTTAAAACTGTTATCATTTTTTACATTAAATTCTTCGTTTTGGGAAATTTTTAAAATATTATTTTTAATTTTTTCCTCGAAATTAGCGTCTGTTTTGGCCTCTTCGTCGTCTTCAACCATCTCTAAATCTACATTCTCTTTGACAGTAACGCCCTGTACATCTGCGGCTGGTTTAGTAGTGAAACCAATTCCCAAGGGAAAAACCTCCCCTGCTACCAAGCGATAAACAGGTGTTCCATCTTCCATTGTGCCGCCCCCATCAAAGGCTTTCAGGTATTTTTCAAATTCTTTGATTTTAACGGGATCTGTAATAATTTCCGCTTCGTTTAGGTTCTGAGAGCCAACCGCAATACTATATTCGTTAAAGCCAAGCTCCCAGCTCGCTGCTATTTTATTGTAATTTGGATCTCCCGGATCGCTGGCCTTTAACAACAAATCTGCAAACTCTGGGTGAACGGTCTTATAGATGACCGCTGCCAACGAAATATAAAAAGGATCCGTTTTACCCTCAAGCCTATCTGTGTTTAAGATTTTCTCATTATCCATATCAGTAAACGCAGCATTTACTATATGCCCCACCACTTTTTGTTTTTTGTGTTCGATATTAGTGGGTTTATGAACGAAATAATCGATCAAGCTTTTCGCTGTAGTGGAATCAATCCCATCTCCGTTTCTATTGAATCGATTAACAATAGCGGCATTAAAGGCGGCTCCAATCAAATCAATATTACGATCTAAATCAATACCTTTAGGGATCAAGGGCTTCAGGTTCTCCAACGAAGCCACACTAATACTTAAATCATTTTCTAAATCATCTGTAGCAAAAACCTCAAAATCAAACTGGGTTTTAAACTTATAGGGTTCACTCATACTGTGTATGTTACACTTTTTTAATCTTTTGGTGAATTTTTACTGCTATGATATAAAATAGCTGACGCATATTCATCCAACAAATGCTCTACGCTGATATCTGCTACCTTCGCTAACGTTTTCAGTTCCAATAGTTTTTTATTGTCTTTCAGGCAGTTTACAGCTGTTTTTTTCCAATTTGGTCTTTCGCAAGCAGAAACTACGAGCTCGCAAATTTTCTCTAAAACGTCCTTTTGGGTTTTATTCAAACGCTTCTTATCGAAAACTTTTTTAGCTTCCACGGTAATATCTGAGTGAAGTTTTGCCGTTGCGTCGATAACCTCCTTGATAGCATCTATTGAATATGTGACCTTAGCATTAGTTTTAGAACCTAAAGGACGACCGGGAGCCTTAGGTGTTTTGCTGGTTTTATCCAACATCTTCATGCTCTCAGGATGTTTAATCTCCTCAAGCTTTACCTCGCCGGGCTCCTCAAAAACAGGAACCCCACCCACCATAGGATTATACCAACCCTTTTTTCTATCCTCCAAGAATTTTTCTTGAGCACTTTCAAGTTCTCGTTCTGAAGGGAAAACCCCAGTGTCAATAACCTTCATTCCTTCCTCAGGAGGCAAAATACCGAGCTCCATCATGCGCGTAATTACACGCTGCACTTGGTTTTCATCCTTCATGTCAATATCTTGAACCTTGGCTGTAGGCGCACTCCTAAAACCAAAATTCTTACATATTTGATTAATCTCAGGCTGAAGGAATTCATTCAAAAAAGCTTCGCGTGATTCACGCAATCTCTGCAAAAACAACTGTGCCTTGATAGTGGCATTAGCAAATTTCTCTTCACCTAGTATAACATTTTGAAGGCCCTCTTTGATATCTCTATTGACAACATCATATTTTGATGGCCCAATAACCTTTTCAAGGTCTGGGATGATAAACTCTGCTTTGGTGGTATAGTCGCTCACTAGCACACGGCCCACACTCTGGTTGGTGAATAAAGACTGCATCGCTTGCAGGTTACGCGGGTTAATTCCTCCCTTGTCCGGAGTGGTCCCCATTGTGATCATCAAAACAACATTTTCTACGGTACGGCAAATAGCTTGGTCAATTTTTTTCATTTCAAGCTTAAAGTTTATGTCATCCAAGACAGCAAAACCAAAAGGTACCCCAAAGGGCTCATAATCTTGTTTTTTGTAAAAAGAGTACCTCAGTTTGGTAGGGTCTAAATCAACGCTGATGCCCGTTGTCGTCCACGCGTCTTGTTTAATTCTCTTTTTGATATTGGGCGCAAGGGCCTCATAAAGTTCACGGTCTGCATCGTTTTTAGGGTTTTTCAACCTTTCTATCTCGTACTCGCTCAAAACTTTAGCAAAAAAACGAACGTCGAAGGAAGTGGCTCGTTTGGCAACCACATCATAAGGATTCAACAAAATATACTTAACAGGAATTTTATTGGTTTCAGTCATAAGGCCGAGATTTCTAATCTTGGCAAACTCATCCGCCTTAAACTTGCCCTCTACTGCGTACAAGAAAATATTACCACTCCGATAATACTCCCTAAAAAACTGATCCTTCAGATGCCAAATACCAATTTTTTTAAACCATGACTTAATAAAACGCCGAGATTTTTCGCTCCCCCCTTCCAAATAAACAGGAGAATTGGCAAAATCAGCCATCATGTCAATAGAATTTCTAAAAATAGCCACGTTGACATAGGCCTTCTGACATAACTCAATAGCCTCTCTCACATCAACCCCTTCAAAACTATAATGGTAAGGCAACATTCCCGCACGAATATTGCTATACCCATAAAGTTTAGGGTTAATAGCTATTTGGTTGCGACGAAAGTCCGTTGAAGAGGTGCCAGCGCCCCTAGAATAGGTTGCCGCTTCAGAGGTGTGATCGTAAAAGGAATCCCCTATGAGTTGGGGCTCCCACTTAGCTTCGCTCCCAAGACTTTCGTAAGGATTGTTAGGGTATTGAAAGTTTTTTTCGAATTTTTTCCAATAATCGGAACGCTTCGTATATTTTCTTCTGGCCATGTTAAATTTTACACTGAATTGATTAAAAGTGACTTTCTAAAGTCAAAAAGTTAGGTTATGAACATTGGTTCAAACGTCTCTATTATATCTAATTTAGGTTGTTTTTTCGAGTCAAAATAGATTTTTGTCATCCAGTTAGCTAACAGTAAAGCTGAATAAGAATCTTTGCGCGCTTTGTCCGGACCTGTTTGGCGCCTTAAATTGCTAGGTAAATCAAAGGTTTGTGTGCCTTGGGCGGTAGTAGTAATTTGTATTAGGGCGCATTCATTTTTTGTTAAATTAATCATATCTGCTTGGTGCTCTATAAAGTCTATCATTTTAGCCCCCTTATTTTGCTTGTCTGCGTCTTTTAATTTTAAAAATTTCAATTCGTCTATAGGGATCATTTTGTTTTTTTGGGTGGTATAAGCATCATCAATTGCCTGACTGGCAAAAAGTAACCGCCTGTGGTCAAGGTGGGCTTGTAATAACTCATTAGCTTGTCGAATCCAATGGCTTGTAGGTTTACGCAAAATCACATGCTTATAGTCTCCTTTATTATATTGCTGTTTGTACCGGCGCAAATCTTCCTGATATTCTTCGGGCTTATCGAAAGGCACCTCAATCTGCTTCAGTTGAATGTCTTTGTGTTTGAAGGTTTCGCTTTCGTTGCATGCCTGTAAAAACTGAACTCCCCCATTGTAGTCACCACATATGGCCACAATATTAAAATTCTCCAAACAAAATAAAAAATATCTCATGTGATGCTTCAAGGATGTTCCAGCCAAAGCATAACTATGAACTAGAGTTGCTTTTTGTTGTTCTTCGTCTAGTTTTAATATTTGTATTGCAAAATCATCAGAACTTTCTGTT